GAGTATCGAGACAATCGTGAGTTCAGCACTTACGTTGGCATGGTTAGATCCATGGGCCCGTTGACTTACGAAGCGGTAACCAGGTCGAAGTTGGACTTAACTCAAGCGATTGGATGTTCGATTGGAGACTGGGTGCAGTTTGGTAAACATGACGGTGAGAAGTTTCGGACGCAGGATGGCACCCTCTGGGTGATTCTTTCCGATACGCAGATCATCTGCGTGGTGGATTTTCCCGAAGCGTTCGATTGCATGTCTCTTTGAAGGAGGATTGCAAAGAGTAATTATCAGCGACAAGTAAGCCACCATAAGTCGTTGCGGACTACGGAGAGCGAGGATGGCCAATACGCAACGGGAGAAGATCGAGTACGAATTTGATGATCTGCGACGGAACACGGATCCAATACCAGAAAACGTACTTGACGAGCTTGGACTCGACGACGAGGATTTGACTGAGGCCGAGCGTCATGACGACACAAAAGTCACGGACGACAAAGAAGGTAAGTTGGACTTAGAGGATGACCTGGACGATCAAGGAGAGTACAGTCCAGCGAAGATGACCAAGGCGATGCGGAAGCGTCTCGTCAAGGTCAAACGTGATGCGACCAGGCAGATAACAGCCGCCAAAAAGGAAGCCGGCGACACTATCTCAAAACTGGAAGAACGGATCGCTTCACTGGAAAAGTCAGGGAAGACCGATGAACTCGACAGCGAGTTCGCTGGCAAGCTCGACGATATTGAATCGCAGATCGAGACTGCCATGGAGGCAGGCGACAGCAACAAAGTCGCATCCCTCACCAGACAGATGTCTGAGATCACTGCGGACAGGCGCGATAAAAAGCGCCAACTGGAAGTTGCTGCTCAGGATGAGCCGGATGACAAGTCGGAGGTTACGCCTACGGAGGTCATCCCAAGAGCCATGGAATGGATCGAGGAGCAGGTCTGGTGGGATGACGAAGACCTCGGACACGTCCGAGCCTTCGTTCGTAAGGCGGATCTCGCCTTGCAGAAAAAAGGATACGATCCCCACGATGATGACTTTTACGAGCAGCTTGAAGCTCTCGTCGAGGAGAAGTATCCAGGTGTCGTGGAACACACGGCTGATCTGGACTTAGACGAGGAGGAGGAGGAGGAGGGTGACGAAGAACCCGATCTCGACGATGAGGATGAGTTCGATAGCATCCCCTCGAAGAAAAAGGCTCGTCGAAAGAAGAAGCGAGGCCGGGTAAGGAGCCCGGTGTCAGAAGGTGACCGCGGAGGGGTCGGTAGGAGCAAGAAGAAATTCAGGAAGAAGAAGGAAAAAACGCTGAGCCGCGCCAGGATTGCGAACATGAGAGCGTTCGGTTTGGATCCAGAAGATCCGGCTCAGGTTGAGAACTACTTGGAGGGCTGTGACTGATGGCTACCAATGCAAAAGAGCAAGCTCGAAATCAAACGGAGAAGCGGAGAGCGGAATCAGCCCAGGGAAAGAAGGCATCTGGCGAGCAGAAGAATGCTCCCGAAGCCGTGGTCCATGCGGATGAAAAGGTCCACGATGAAAACACTGACAGGGACATGGATGACCTGTATGCCACGGAAGGCGAGAATGAAGTTACGGAGTGGCGGCGGCATTCAGACTTGGATGCGCCACCTGCCAGGGATGGCTATGTGAATCGTTTCATTCGGATACGTCTTGGAACAGTTCGCGATACTGCCCGACTGAGTAATGCACTTCGAGAAGGATGGAAGCCGGTCAAAGCGTCAAGCATTGACAGCCGTTCACTGCCGACCATCAATATCGACCAGTACGGGGATGTCATCGGCGTAGAGGATTTGATCCTATGTGAGATGCGCGAGGAAGTTCACGCTCAGCGGAAGAAGTTTTTCGCAGAAAAGCAGCGCAGACAGAATCGTGCCATCGAACGTCAACTCAAGGGAGTGTCCAGGGAAGATGTATCAGGCTTCGGCCCGATTACAGCGACCAGACACTCATCCATTACGGTGGCTCCTATGCGCGCAGCGCGAGTAGCCGACGATGATTAACCGGAGGTATCCGAATGAACGTGGACCGACCGTTTGGCTTCACGGCCACACGACACGGTGCAGGCGGAACTCCAGCTCGGCTCGGTTCTTATGAAATCGCGAATGGTTTAGCAGCAGACATCTTTTCGGGCGACCCAGTTGTCCTGTTAGGTTCTGGTCGAACCATCACAATCGCGACAGCCGGCAATAGCAACCTGATCGTAGGTATCTTTGCCGGTGTTCGTTATACCGATGCCAATGGAGATGTTCAGTTCCGGCCTTTCTGGCGGACTGGCACCGTAGGCACAGGGTTACAGCGTGGTGAAGATAACCCAGAAGCCCTCGTATACGATGACCCAAGGAGTGAGTTCATCGTACAAGTCAGCGCATCTGCTGGCTTGGTAGTCGCAGACGTTGGCCAGTTGGCCAACTTTGTTGCTGGTGCGGGGAACGCATTTACAGGCCGATCGGCTTTCGAGCTTGACCAGACGACACTGAACGCTTCGGCGCGTCAGCTTCGTATCCTTGGTCTGTCTCGCATTCCAGAGAATGACTATGGTGAGTTCGCGAAGGCTCGCGTTCTGATCAACAACCATAGTTACGGCCAACTAGCAGCAGCGGGAGTCTAATCATGGCTATGAATCGAAGCGACTTTCGCAAGCAGTTGCAAGAAGGCTTGAACGCTGTCTTCGGCATGGAGTACAAGCGGTATCCAGAGGAGTGGCGCGACATCTTCGACATCGAGCGATCGATGAAAGCATTCGAGGAAGACGTGTTGCTCGCAGGATTCGCTGGTGCGCCAGTGAAACCCGAAGGCGAAGGCGTGGCATACGACCAGGGGGCAGAGAGTTACGTCGCCAGGTACACGCATGAGACGATTGCATTAGCTTTTGCAATCACCGAGGAGGCTGAAGAAGATGGCCTCTACGGCAGTCTCGGCAACAAGTATGCTCGGGCTCTTGCTCGTTCACATCAGCACACCAAAGAAGTCAAGGGTGCTGATATTCTTAACAACGGATTCGACGCCGGCTTCCTTGGCGGCGACGGTGTGCCGTTGTTCTCCGCGCTTCATCCGCAGTTCGGTGGAGGTGTCCAGAGCAATACCCTGGTCACACCTGCTGATCTTGCAGAGGCATCACTGGAACAGGCAGCGATCGACATCTCAGAGTTCGATGACGACCGTGGCATCCCGATCGCAGCGCAGATCACGAAGCTCATTATTCCAACTGAGCTGCAATTCGTGGCTACGCGGATCCTCATGTCACCGTATCGCACGAACACTGGCGATAACGACATCTCTGCCATCTACACCCTGGGCACCGTTGGCGACGGATTCTCCGTGAATCATCGCTTGACGGATCCAGACCAGTGGACTCTCAAGACGGACTGTCCTGATGGGCTGAAACACATGCTGCGTAAGAAGATCAGCCGCGGCATCGAAGGCGACTTCGAGACCGGCAATCTTCGCTACAAGGCTCGCGAACGGTACAGCTTCGGCTGGTCCGATTGGCGTGGTGCATACGGCTCGCCAGGTGGCGCGTAAGAGATAAGGTCAGGGTAATCTCCAACTGACCTGAACGGGGATCTCTCGGCTCACTGTGGCTTGTGGGCCGGGAGTCCTTTTGTACGATTAACGAGCAATGGACTGCTCTGCCCTGGAGGGCTGTTATGAGTAGGCACACAATTACCCATGCGGATGAAATCTTCGTGGGTGCTTCGCAAGCAGGCGGAGCGAACGACGCACTGAGAGGCGTGGAAGTAGCGCCACTGCATCAGCAGAAGATCCTCAATCCGATAGCCGGCGATGTCGATGGCCTGGTTACCGCGGCAGGATCCGGCGCGACAGCAGCAGCCGGCGACGTAGCGATCGATGGTGCGTTCCTGAATGCTGACACCGGCTTCGGTGACATCGATGGGGCGAGGAATCTTGAGATCGTCTCAAGCAATGCCGGTGATACGGCGCAAATTCTCACCATCACTGGTCGAGACATCGTGGGTAATCCACAAGTTGAAACCATTGCGGCCAACGGCACCACGAGAGTCCTGGGTCTGAAAGCGTTCTCGGTTGTTGAGTCAATCAGCAACTCAGTCGTGTTCGCCGGCAACCTCATCGTAGGCACGAGCGTTACCCTGGCCGACATCGAGTTGGGTCTGGACGCTGGTCTCGAAGCTCTGTTCGACGCTGTGCATGCCTTTGAGGCTGATGGCACGGCTGATGGCGGCACCTTCACGGTGGCAGATTCCACCAGTCCAGCTACGGCTACGACAGGCGACACGAAGGGCACTTACAATCCGGGCAATGCTCCGAATGGCAGTGCTGACTTCATCCTGTGGTATCACCCAGTCTTGACGAAGGATGGCTACGGGCAGAACTTCTCTGGCTAACTAGGGGAACGACATGAGACAGAGTGTCTTACAAATTGACCCCTACGCAACCACTGATGTCGATTCGATTGCAACGTCTCAGACGCCAGCAGCCGGAGGTGAGCAAGCTCTAGCGATCGATGGAGCGTTTGCTTCAGGTGGTGTAGCCACATTGGATACACCTCGCCAGGTGGTGTTCACGTTCGCAGCCGATGAAACCGGGAACTCATTCCTGGTCACTGGCACCAGTCGTAAAGGCTCTCAGGTTGTGGAAGCGGTCGCTGGTACAGCGGCATCAGCAACCACGGTCCAGGCTTTTGCCACCGTCACCGAGATCTTGATTGATCAGGATTCGGCTGGAGCGATTGAAGTCGGCACGGCAGCGGTGGTCCGGACCTCCTGGTATCCGATCGATTACATCAGGAATCCAGTCAATGTTGGCCTGGCGATCATCGTTGGTGCTGCCGTGGCTGATCTCACTGTCGAACTGACGCTGACGAATCTCCTGTCCAGGAGAGGCAACGACCCGCAACCAACGGTCGGCTCTCACCTGGGCTCGAAGTTCAAGGCGATCTATCCGGTGGTGAATGCCATTGATCACGATAGCCTGGTGAACGTCACAGCGGATCAGTCAGGCAATGTCGCCTTCCCGATCACTGCTATGCGGCTGGTCTCGAATGCGGCATTGACCACGGCTTCGGTGTTCCTGGAGGTCTTGCAGGCTGGACACAGGGGCGCGTAACCATGGCCACAACGGGTACGTTTATAACGGATCCGAACCTGGCCGCTTACGTTGACGAAGCGGTTGAGAGAGCTGGGCTCGATCTCCAAGCGATTGTGGCTCAGCATCTCATCTCGATTCGGCGTTCGGTCGGTTTCATCCTGTCACGATGGTCCAACAAGGGCTTTCGTCAGTGGAAGTTCACGCAGGTCGATCATACGACTGTGGTGGATGAGAACTTCTTCGATCTGCCGGCAGGCACGATCGATGTGCAGACCGTGGTGCTGCGCCGGAGTGGCGTGGACACGGAGATGTATCCGATCTC